ACACCGTAAGGTTCGGCTTTAAAAAACGCAAAGCCCATCAGTTTTAACCAGCGGATTGTTTTAGTATTACGAACATCACACCAATTAGTTAGAACAGGCGAAACATTTAACATAGCCTGAATATACACTCGGCTATGCCGTATAAACGCACCCTTGTATTTTTCTATTAATTCTGTGCCAAGCATCCAAATCAATGCAGTATCGCTAAGCAAGCCCATGGGGTGCATACCAAACAAGCATACAAACTGCCCATCTGCATACACCGCCCACTTGTATTTTGATTTATTAAAAGATAATTGAATCGATTGCTTGTAATCGCCATGTGATGCTTCAAGTTCGCGTTTGTCATCAGCACGAATATTGGCAATGAGGCAATCAACATCTGCCTGCGTAGGCGGTCTTATTTCAACGTAAACCGCCATTAGCCGCCTAGTGAAATTTCCATTACCATGCTTAAAACTGTTACCGGCAATGGGTCTGTTTGCTCAATAACAACTTGACCGCCATTATTCCACCCGGGATTAATCGGTATGCGCAGTTCTTCAGTCACCCAATCAGGCGGTGAACCATAAGGCTCAGTCGTTCTTTGCTTGAATGGCACTAGATTATCTGAATCGTAGCCAACTTTGATGCCGCTAGTGCGATAAACACGTAGCATTACTTGATTGACATTCTTTACTAAGCCTTGCCCAAGTGCGCCTATGCCACGCATATCAAAGCTTGCTGGTAGCGTTTTTAATCGTGAGGTAATACCAAGCCCTACGTGAACCAAAGTTGCCTCTTGTGGCAGGGTTATTGCGCCATCTGTCACGGTTAAATTCTTAACTACCGCGCCATTACACAAAGCCACTACGGTTTTACCCTCAAGATGATGCAAGCCGCTAATTTCTGTAGCCGCAGTGCCGCTATACGTTAAGCCAGAATCAACAATAAAGCTTTCTTCTAGCGTATCTACTAAGCGATCAGATAAGCGCTCAATATAACGTACTACTTCATCATCAACGGTGCGCTTAATAGTCACGTAAAGTACATCACGGCCTGATTCATTGACTGCCGCTACTGATTCAAACAATCCATCGGTTTCATGCTGATGCCATGCAAACACTTTTTGCTCTGGCATATAAGTAATGCCAAGCAATTTACCATCATTACGAATTACCCAAATTACCGGCACTGGTGTACGTGTTAAGCACATATCAACAATGGTGTAGCCATCAAATAAATGTGGCGCAATCAGTGACAAATCGTTTGATTTAAAGCCATTGGCTTCAAAGTTGTAGGCTAAGTCATGTAATCGGCCAGACTGCGCACGAACATAAATGCCATTGTTGTTTACTACTACTGGCTGCACATTAGTACAGCCATTGTAAGACTGTGGGCGCACAGTTACGGATGATGGTGTAAGCGCATCACTGTTTTGCGTGCTGATTTTCCATTCACCGCCACTGGTTAAGATTAGCAACTCAGTTAATGGCACAATGTTTCTAATACGTTGCACTTCACGTGAAACAATTCTCAATGCAATCGCATCATCATCTTGCGTAGGAATGGAATAGTTAAGGTTTGATTCTGTCGCTGAGCGTGTCATCCATAGGTTTTGTGGCTTGTTATTAGTACCGCCAAAGCATCTGCGTTGCTCAAAATAAGATACTGCGCCAGGATAGTTATTTGCACCGCTAAAAGGGTTTTCTGCTTCAGGTGGCGTGCGTGTCACATCAGATAAAATATTGTCATCCACAAATGATGTGCCACTGGCTTGCCCAATATAGCCAAATAAGCCATTTTTTTCTTTGTAAACGTTGTAGCGTACTGCACCGGTAACTGCCGCCCAAGTGATTGTATTTTTATTGCCTGCCGTTGTGAGATTGTTAGTAATATCATCAGCAGTAGAAGCTACTGATTCTTCTAACGATTCTTCAGCAATTGCAGTGACAACGTAGTTATACACTGTACTGCCTGATCCGGTTGTAGCTGTTGCTGTAACGCCTGTTGGTGCGCTTATGCTAGGCACAAAGCTAATGACTGTGCGCGTAAATGTGGTTGCTGTCGTTCTAACAAGCTCAGCAGGCTCATAACTTGGATGAACTAAAGTTAGTATGTCTGCGGATTGCACATAGTGAATATCAAATAAATCAGCTTCTAAATATGGAGATGAAATCTCATAGACTTCAGCAATTGTGCCGGCTGATGTATAGGCAGTCATACCAGTAGTATCAATGTAATTGCCACGCAAATCTTTTAATTTAAACGTGTTAGCGCCAGTATCTACATCTGAAACAACTACGTATCGGCCATTCAATTCAATCATGCCTAATACGCCTGAGATATAAAACCAAGTGCCATTTGCCGGATCTGCGCCTACATAAGTCAGCACGCCTTCTGCTGCTTGGCTTATTGCCGTAATGTCTTGGCCTGTTTTAAGTAGCGTACCACCATTGGTATGAAAGCGAATGTACTGATCGCCAAACTCCAAGATATAGGTTTGCTCGGTACTAAATGAAAATTCAATCAGATTTGATTTTTTATCTTGAAACTTGGTTTGCAGAATATAGCTAAAGCCTGCGCGATTCTGTGCCGGGCCATGCGGCAATATGACAAAGTTTAAACACTCAGCTAAACCAGCTTGGTATTTATCTAAATCAATACGGCCAAATAGTTCAGGTGAAATCTCACCGCCTACAAAGCTACGCTGAAGGTTTTTAGTCTGCGCCATTATCTTAAAATTCTTCCATCGGCATCATAAACACTGCGCTGATCTTTAATGCCGTACTCTTGAATCCATCCTGGTGTATGTTCACGTTGCGCATTGTAGTTATTAGCTGAACCATCTTTGCCTGCCGCTACGTTTAGCATCTGCAAAGCTTTGTTATACATGGCATCAGTAATTTTCATGCCTGCATCGCCTTTAATGAGCGAACCGGCTAAGAAGCTTGCCAACATAAATGAAAGCGTATTGACAAATAAAGGCGTAAATTTTGTGGTATCGGTAATCAGTGAAATGTATTTGAGTGTGACATTTTCTACATTGGTAAATAGAATTAATTGGCCGGCACTATTGGTTTCAATGATAAAAGGTTGTGCATCGGCTTCGCTGTTTGTCTGTTCAGGATATACCGCAAGCGCACGAATGTAATTTGGTGGTAGTGCATAGGTGTATTGCCAAGCATCGGGCGCTGTATCGCTGGTTTCAGCAAGTGCTATGCGCTTTGTAGCAAAGTTCCAAGCGTGCAATTCAAGTAAGGTATCGCGTGCAATAGGATAAAAACGTTTTGCCTGCTCAGCTTGTGCCGAACCTTCAGGTGGGTCAATGCTGGTAACTGTGGCTGAATCACCAAGCCTAGCCAGCGCAAGATTTACAATGTCAACCACTGATGCCATACATTACCCCTAGACTATCGACCATGAAACGTAAGATAAAATTGTGCTTACTATCATTACTGGTGTTAAAAGAATGTTTGCCCAATGCACTACATCGCTGTCGTTGGTAGCTGTTCTAATGGTTTCAAGAATATATGCGGCCGCAATGCTGATAATTGCAAAAGCAATGCCTAGCTTGTTGCTTGCCAAGATGTTTAGCACAATTGCCCAAGTCACTAAAACATAACCGGCTACTAGCCCATTGATATAATTGATATACATTGAAGAACCCCTATGTGATGTGTCTTGCAAGGCAATCTCGTTTGAAATCACCTTGCAAGAAAGGCTAATTAAAGCCCTTCCTGCCTTACTAAGCTTCTTGGCTTGCTTCTGCTAAAGCCGCTTCTGCTTCCGCAATTGCGCCTTTTAGCTTTTCAACGCCCCATGTTTTAGCCGCAGCGATATTTAAAGACTTAGCTTTTTCAATCAGTGCATCTTTTTCATCAGGTTGCTGGTTTGCTTCTGAAGGCACATCTTTAATTACCTTCATCCACTTACCAACTTTTACATTGTCAGCAATCACAAACACATCACCTTTGCGTCTGCGTTTACCATCACAAAAGCCTTGTACTAATGCTTCTACTTTTTTAGGCATGGTCATTCCCCTTAAATAGCATCAGCGTAAGCTTTCCATTTCTGCACATCGGCAGTCAGGAAAACGTTCACAGCGCCAGCAGAAATAGCTGTAGTGCCTGTCACTTGCAAGATGCCTAAATACTGCTCATAAGCATTACCTTCAATTGGCAACGGTACTGCAAACAACACAGTGCCAGCCGCTAGGGTTGTTGTGTCGCTTGTTGTGCTAGTTGCAAATTCAGGTGAAGTGAAATGCACGGTTGATGTAGTAGTGCTGATTGATGCTGTATCATCTGAAGCCAGTTTGAAAGCCACTGTGCCGGTAGATGCACCAACTTCAATACCTGTAGCGACTGTTGCTACTAAGTAAAGAGGTGAACCGTTACCAACATCACGCGCTTCGCTCAAATCAATTTGGCTGCCGATAAGATACGTGCCAGCAGCGCCAGTGTTAAGCGCTACTGCATCAGCAAATTCTGTACGTTTATCTAAAATCATTTTATTTCTCCTTAATTAAACGCCTGATTCAGTGTTAGTAAGCGCATCAACACGTTTGACAGGAATACCTTCAAACATGGTTACGTGTTTACCGCCAACCATTTCCATTGTTAAAGTAGATGCCGCTACTTTGTTAGCAATTTGGCGCTTCAAGAAGCTCAATGCTTTACGGTTGCCGTAGAAAACAGGGCGGCATGATGATAATGAAGGGATTAATTCAGTTGCTTGTGAAAGCAAATCAATCAAGTCCGGGCCAGAACCAGCGTTTTTGGTTAAATCTTCCGCATCGTAGTTGATACGAACTACATAACGCCAATCTCGCACTGATAAGCCGCAATCCCAACGGTAATGAGTACGGTAAGCTTCCATGCGGCCACCAGAACCATCAACGTTTTCAATTGTTACTTGGTCTTTATCTTCCATTTTCAAGCCACCAACTGAACCTTTAGGGTAAATACCGTGAACAGTATTAGCGCCCCAACCGATTAGCCAAATGCTTGAGTTATCTGTGCCATCTGGTGTATCAGCAGATGTAATGATGTTTTCACCGTTTGCAGCAGATTGATCGTTGAAGCGAGGTGCGAAGCCTACAAATTCTTCAGGTGCATCAGCAGTGCCATAGAACAGTGTTGAAGCAAACTCTTGGTTCATGCCTTCAATGTGTGCCATGTCCTCAGTCATACGGAAAGCCGCAGTGTTGCCATTTAAATCAGCCAAAGCTTTATCTACTTCAGCGTAAGCTTCCAACATACCGCACGCATCAGTAATTTGCGCTGTACGTGATTTAGTTGGTTGCACGCCACCGTAGAGTTTGCGCCATGTTGGTTCAGGCAAACCGGTACGTACTGTCGTGCGGTGGCCAGTAGGCAAGTTGCCTTCAAGCCAAACCATATCTTCAATGATAGGGTTTTGTTCGTTTAAAATTTCTACGATTTTTGCGATTTTGTCATCAGGATCGAGACGCTTTGCAAAATCAAGAAGGGTAGGATGAATTGCGCTTAATGCGGCCATGATAATTACCTCTCTATTAATTCATATTTGGGAACAGAACGTTTGCGGCAGACTTAGGCTCACCTTTCGATGTGCCGTTGCTTACTACTAACGTGTCATTACTTACCGACTTACCAATGTTGTAAAAGGCTTTTACAATCGCAGGGTGGTTACCAAAGCCTGTTGATTGCAGTAAATCTTTAAGCTCTTGACCGCCAAACTTATCAAGTGCTTGTCTAGCCAATGAAACGTTTTCATCAAACTTTTCACCGCCTATGTCTTTATCTGCTTTTACTTGCTCTGCCCATTGATCTACTTGCGATTGCCAGGCTTCAGCTTGTTGCTGTTGCATCTTCACGCCCAAATCAGCAAATTTTTGTGCAACGTCTTTGCTTAAACCATTCTCTTTCGCAAGAACCTTTAGTTCACCAGCCAGTTCCTCATTCGCGGTAAAGCCTTCAGGTAAAGCAAACTCGTAGTCATCTTCAGTTGACTGGTTCTCAGTCGATGATTGTTCGCCCTCTGTGTTATCTGCCTGCGTGTCGGTAGTTGCAGTAGATAAATCGGCTTGTGCATCTGTGGCCTGTAGGGTTGTAGCTTCTGTCGTAGCATCGGCATTAGTGTTATCTGTAGCCGTTGCGTTATTTTCAGTTGCCATTTTCTTTAAACTCCTTTAGTAAATTCATGTAGCTATCAGGTGAAACTGATTGCACTTCAGCAATCAAGAATTGCCCAACATTCATTTCACCGCAGCGAAAATACGTTTCACTGTTACCGGTAAATGGGTTGCGATAAACGCCAGTTTTCTCAAGCAATCGGTTAATTACTCTGCGACCTCTGGCATCACTCAATACAAAACGCAAATCTTCAAGCTGTTTTGCACGCTTTTTATCAGCCTGCTTGCCTTGCTCAGCATCAAGTTCACTAGCTAACGGGTCATAATCTTTACTCATGCAAGTAGCATAAAACGGTTTTAAAAAAGTAAACGCACCCTATGGGCGTAAAAAAAGCCCACCTAAGTGAGCTTGATTTACTTCCCCTTACTACTATACTAATTTGCGGTAGAAAAACGTTACATCTAATGTGCCACCAATTGTTGCGTGCAATCCACTTACGCCATTTGCAGGGAACGTGTGAAACCCTGCTGCTGGTGTAATCGTGCCGCCAAGTGCCGTGCCACTAGCGCCACCACTCTTTAAAACAATTGTGCCTGCTGTTGTACTGTTGACATAAAAGCCGATAAGCTCAGAGTGAACGGTAGAAATATCACCTGTCGCTGTTAGATTAGTTGATAAACTCATTTTATTACTCCTCGTTATGTTGTATAGCCAGTAAGCCCCTGCATTACATCTGCTAGTGCATTACTGTTGCCTGCGTCTGTTTCAATGCTACCTACTTTAGCCGCTGCGTCTGCCATAGGTTGCATCATTGCCATTTGTTGCTGTTGTGCCATTTGCTCTTGTCTGCTCTTACGAATGATTGCTACTTTGTCATCGGCAACAATTACACTTGGATCTACACCCAAACGCTGTGCATACACATCAGCGAATTGGTCTGCATCAAACTTATCTAGCACTTCAGGCTTCATCTGCGCCAATGAACCAAGTGTCATGGCATAGCGATCTAGTGAACCCAAGCCTACTAATTGTTGCGCCTGTGCTAGTGTTGATACAAAATCTACTTGTAAGTTTTGCCCTTGCAATTCAGGTGGCGCTTGCGGCAATATGCCAGCTTGCACCATGCGCGAGAATGTAATATCGATTAATGGATTAAGCATTTCATTATGCAAACGCTCAAGCACTGGACCTACCATGAGCATTTTTTCTTCATGGCGCTCAGCTACTTCAGTTGCAGTAATGCCAGAACGGTTATCGTTTGCAAGCATCAAAAACAGATCAGCATAAAACGCTTGGTCTATCCTGCGCTCAGTGCGGTCAATGTCTTGCATCAAATACTGTTGATTCAGCGTTACTTCAAACTGTGTTTTAATGCCGGCATTTTGCAAACTGCTGTCGTAATATGCCACACCGCCAGGCAAACTGTTTACCTCTTGGCCTTTCATATTAATCGGTATTTGAATCGGTGGCTTAGTCTGATAGTCAATACACTGCGCATTGCGTAGCTCTTTGTGCTGTAGTGATTTAATATCACCCAAAGCTTCCATGCCGGGCGAACTGCCATACACATCACCTTGTAATACCATCCAGCGAGGCGCTAAGCCAGGAAATTCATCAAAGCCTGATTCGCGTAGTATCTTGCCACCATCGGCTGCGGCTTCAAAGTAAATGGATTTAAACGCTTTATTTTTACCATCTTTTTTACCATAGTCGCGGTCATAGCGTGGCTCTACCACATGAATAACGGTTAGCCATTGATCCAAATTGCCAGCATCGTACTTGTTGATTACGCTTGCACTTACTTTTTCTTTGCCAAATTCCTGAATCACTTGGCTAACAGTCATAGGCAATTCACGGTAAATGGTTTTTACCTGTTGATTTGAATCGATTGCCAGCGCGTACTCGCCTGCGGTCATAGGGAAATGACGCAGTACATCATCAAAGTTTGGTGAAATAAAGGTAAACGCAGTGCCATACGCGCCCAATTCAAGGTACATCTGATGCAATGAGTTGTAAGTGTTAGAACGCGCAAATATCTCGCGCATAATGCGTGAAGTCTTATCAAGCCACATACGTACTGGCTCAAACTCCATCAAATCAGTATCAGGCGTGGCCAATCTAAACCATGGCCTAGCTGGTGAAGTCATGCCTGCCATCATGCCTGAAGCCAACGTGTTTAAAGCACGTGTGCCTTTTGAGTTAATGATGTTGTTGTGCTTCTTTTTGCCGTTGTTGCGGTCTGTCTCAAAGAACCGGCCAGTACGCGGCATGATGTGATCGCTAATTTCACGCCAATGCGTAACATAGCTACTGCGCTCATTCCATAAGGCTTGTTTGCGTTTTAGGTATCGCTCTCGTTTGTTTTCTTCCATTATAGCAATGTCCTTCGTTGCGCATTTTGTCTAACACTGCTATCTAGCGTGCCAGATTGATTGCCTAATCGTAAATTGTCTGCGGCTTTTGCTTGCTGTGTTGCAAGGCGCATATAGCCATTTACTTCTGAACCTGTTTTAAATGTGGCCAAGGTTGAACCTTGATCGCTACTAAATGAAACTTCAGCGCCATCAGGTATATCACCAGACTTGGTTGCAGGGTCAAATGCAATGCCATCAACATCAACGTAAAAACCTGGTGCGTTTCCAGTTGTCAAACCGCCAATTAGATTGCGTGGCTGAACAGGAACATAATCACTATTGCGACCAATGTTGAATTGATTGCGTGACTGCTCAAGTTCAGGCAAAAACCCTTGCACCTTGCCATTGCGATAAACAAACTTAGTGATTGAATCTGATAGTTTAGTATCGCGTATGTCTGAGTTCATGCTTGGATAAAATGAACCAAAAGGGCGTTTTTTTGAATCCGCATATTGTTGTGCTACAGACTGATATTGATTTACATTGATTCTTACACCATCAGGTAAGCCATCTCCAATGATTGAACCTTTATCATCCCACTTGTAAGCCATGATTAGCTACCCAATAAAACGCTAGTGCCTAATTGCCCTTGAGGTACGGCATCACCAGAAGCACCGGTCATAATCGTGCCTGAATTTCCTGAGTTTGCTGTACCACGTGAACCGGCAACATTCTTACGCTTAAATGTCTCTTGCTCTGGCGCTTTAGATGCCTGTGGTGGTGGAATCACGGCTGCTGGTGGTGGTATTTTTGGGGCGCTTTTTCCTAATCCGCACATAATGAAACTCCTTATCAGTTATGTGTGAATTTTATGTCTTAGTTAAAAAAGCAAACGCACCCTAGTAATTAGCTAACGGGTCATATTCACGGTTGTTATTGTTGACTGCGCTGTGTGCAAGGCGCTCAATAGCACTGCGAGGCTTCTTAACTACTGGCATAGCAAACGATAATGCCAAAGCATCACCACGGTTAGGCGATGGCAAGCCACGGTCTTTCATATCTTTTTTTGATTCAAGCTGTATTTTGCCATCCATTCTAGGAACGGTTTCAGGGCCAATCAAATCTTGATAAAGTTCATCATCGTTTTTGTCAATTGCACCGCCTGATTTGATCCAATCCCTTGTAAGCTTCCACATCTCAGCACGCTTGTTTATGCACCCGGGGTCACTAGATGCAGCACCAAACCAGACAATATGCCAATCACGGCCTAAAGTCCTACCGCCAGATATGATGCCTGTACCATAGCCACCATCAATAAACACCGCATCGGCTTGGTGTTCATCTTCTAGCCGCATAAGCACATTGGCTACGTGCATATCATTATCGTTTTTAGGCATAGTTTTAAGCACTTCAAAGCGCAAGCCTTGCCGTTTAGCAATAACCAATTCATCATCACCTGACCAAGCAGGATCACAAGTTAGAATAATTGGCGCAAAATCATATTGGTCTTTGCGTAAATCGCGGCCTCGCGCAGCATCAACATCATCGCCACCTATAAACTGCATTGCTGATTGTGATGGAAATTGACCGCGCACCCTGATTTTGAAAAAGTCGCTATCCTCACCATGGTCTTGTTCCCACTGTGCAATTTTTTGTTTATTTGTACCTGGCACTGTGCGGCTATCAATTTGCTTTGTTATCCATCGATGCCTAAACCTTCTAAAACATTCTCTAAATCTACCGCTATTTAATGTGGGGTTTCCAAACACAATCCAAATGATAATAGTGTTTTCATCAGTCAATGCGCCTTCGGTAACTTCCCATACTTTATCGTGTATCTTTGATGCTTCATCAAATAAAACAACAATGATTTTGTTTTTATTATGCAAGCCTGCAAATGCTTCAGTGTTATGTTCTGACCATGGCACAAAGTCTTGCCGCCATGAATCTTTATGCTTAGCGTCTTTGGCTTTAATAGAAGTAGCCTGAACATCAAACCAATGTGAAGTAATAGATAAGCGAAACCATTTGCTAATTTCAGGTACAGTTTTTGTTTTTAACTGAGTGTCGGTGTTAGCTGTTGTAACAATACGCGCATCATCAAAGCAACTCATAGCCCAATTGCTTATCATGCCCATGCCGGCTGATTTACCTATACCATGGCCAGATGCTACTGCTATCTGTAATGGTTGATAACGCGATTCAGGATTAGCTAAGTGATTTTTAATATCAGTGAATATATCGGCTTGCCATTCTCTAGGGCCAATTAAATCTTTAAATTCACCATAGCCCCAATCCCATGCAAACTTTGCCCACGCAAGCGGATCGTACTGAAAGTTTGCGGCTTTTTTTATTATCTGTTCTTCAACTTCATTATTATTCATTGGCAGTTATTTCACCTTTAGCCCTACGCAAACGCTCAGCTAGATTGTCTGTAACGCTAACTTCCATTTTTTCGGTAAACAGTTTCAAATGCTTACCAAGCAATTCACAGCCTTTGAGAACTGCGCCACTATCAAACTCATACTCGCCAGTTTTTTGCATTTCGCCATCTATTTTTTCGTAAACAGGAACAGCTTGGCGGCATCGCTCAACAGTATCAACAATTGTATTAAGTACATAATCAGCATTTACATCAATACGCTTAGCGCGTTTATCCATTGCTTCTTGTATAGCAGCGGCTATTACAGGTTTTTTCAGGTTTTCTTCACCAATTGAATAAGATGTTTTTTTACTATATCCAGCACGAATAGCCGCCTGAGTAGCGTTCAAATCTATCAGATACTCTTTAACAAACAATTCCTGCTTTTTAGTAAGCTTTCCCATATGACTACCCTACTCCCTACATTCCAACATCAACGCACCCATTCAATTGCACCAAGTCCGATAATTAATAATATCGCGCACAGTTCTAATGCTTACCTTTGATAATTTAGCTAATCGCTTATATCCCCACTCAAACACCTCATGCAAGTGTCTGAGCATATCTACCTGATTAGAGGTTAGCTTGTGTTTGTGATGCCTTTCACCAACGCGTTTCATGTTATGCACTCCTTAACCTATCAGGCAAAATTACCTCAAAACCGCTAAATACCATTTCATGCGCAAACTTCTTTTCACCGCCAGGCAGATGAACTAGGTAGCCTTGATTCTTAATCACTGTGTAGCAACACTTAATGCCGTTTACAGTGATAACTTCACTATCACGCCATTGCGTTGTAGTCCGTTCAAACAAATCTTCTAGCTCTTTATTCATTCATACCGCCTACTGTGTCAATTCAATAATCGTTGCGCTTTGGGCTTTGTTATAACCGCGCTTAATGGTTATGGGTTCAAATAGTTTGTCATCAACGCCTAGCGCTCGTGCTACACCATCCAGCTGCGCCTTGCTACTTGCCAAAAGATTGTCTAAATCCCTGTGGCGCTTGTCGCTTTGAATAAATGTGATAGTTAAAGCGATTTTGTCTTGTCTAAACTTCACACCGACTGCGGCTTGCTTGGTTAAATAAAAGCTATCGCTGATTGCTGCATCTTTAATGTCTTTGGTTGCACGCCAATGCCTGCCGTTTTTGCGGTTAGGCATTAAATCGCTGTGTGGGTAAGGTAGTTCTATAATCACGCTGCCACCTTCACAATATTCAAATAAGCATCACCAAACTTCTTGGTAAGCGCTTTTACGGTTTTATGATGTGCCAATTCCCAAACCAATCTCTTTTCTTCGCGGCTAAGCTCTTTACCTTGGTCAATGCAGTAATGACAGTTATTGCATAGGCTGGCGCAAAATTCGTCACTGGCTTTGATGCCTTTGCCCTTACCGTGAATTTCCTGATTACTGTGAGCGCCACACACCGTACCGTCATCAATACCGCATTTCTGGCATGGAATCTCTCGGTACATTCCCATGAGTTTTTTACTGCGTATGTATTTGAATTTGGTTAGGCTCATGCCGCCACCCTCAAATCTTCACTTCTACCCTTGAAATAATTCCCACTACGAATATGCTGAGCGCGTTTTTCCATCATTTGCATAACTTCTGCACCGGTCACATGGTTTAACTGTTCATCGTGTAGCTGAATTGCAAACTTAACTGCGTTATAGCCTTCGCCATCAAAGCGTAATTTGGCAGTTTCTACAAAGCGCTCACGGCATCTAATCATTGCATCGCGTGCCAGATTAATCTCAGCCATGTACGCACCATCAAAAAGCGTATTGGATAGCATCATTGCTAAGTCAACGGTTGAAGCCAGTGTGTCAAAATGGTTTTTCTGTGCGTAGCCTTTAGCAAATGCATCAAGCGCCACGTTAATGCCAATAGCAAGTTGCGATTTAGCGTTATCAGATACCGGCTTGGATAGATTGATAGCGTTAAAGGCGGCATTAGGGTTAATGCGTTTGCGCTGATAGCGTTTTGTGCGTTTTTTCATGCGAATAACCTTACTTGCTGATTAGCCTGTGCGATACGCTTTAAACTGGCATCAAAGTAATCTTTATCTAGTTCGCAAGCTGTAAGCTCAAAGCCTAAGTTGTTGCAAGCGATAGCGTGTGAGCCTGAACCAAGATGCGTGTCTAAAATCTTGTCGCCAGTTTTGGCGTAGTTGGTTAGTAGCCATTCGTATAGCTTTACTGGCTTTTGAGTTGGGTGAAAGCGGTCTAATTGATTAGGATTTAATTTAAATATTCTTGTGCCACCTGCAGACACCCAAGCAAACTCCATCTCAGCAAAATCACGCCCATACATTGACTCGCCTTTATCCCAAATTGCGAAGTACTGGCTAGGAGGTAAATTGAAATAATTACCTCCCCAAATAATCATTCTTTTACTGCAGCGGCATAATTCATTAAAATATTCTTGCGTAGGTACGTTGTTATCCCATTTTTTATCAGTAGGCTTAACTGTTTTACGACCTCCCATATTCATCTGATTAACACCGATTCCATACGGAGGGTCAACTATCGCCAAGTCATAAAACTTATCAGGCGTAGCTTTCAGCAATTCCATACAATCAATGTTGTGTAATGTTGCTTTGCCAATAATTACAGGTTCACTCATGCCGCATACCTTTCATCAAATTGCTCTTGTGGCTCACTCCACTCAATGCCGTTGTTTGCGCCATAGTGATATAGCCATTCAATAAACCCTGCGGCCACGTACTTTGGGAAGTCGCGTGTTTGAGTGCCAAGTGCCACCAATGAACTGCCATCTAGTCCAGGTATTAATCTAAACTCTTGGCGCTTCCAATAATCTGCTAATCTTGCCAAGTCAGATTCAATGCAATCTCTGCGGAACTGATCCACGCACAAGCGCTTCCAGCTATCCAAATCTAAAACTTGATTCAAGTGTTTTGCTTGCCTTGCAATATCCCCTAGCATGGCGTGGTACTTTTCTTCCTGCAGGCGTGTCTTTTCATCGTATTCATCAATGCGTATGCGCCATAGCTTGTTAGGTTCTAAGCGCTGTAATAACTCATACAAGCCAAGTTTGTTTTTGAAGTTGTAGTAGAAGTTGGTTACGCTCATTCCTTACCCTTCGGAATCGAAAGATAATGCGGACAATCATCGCCAGACTTATGAAAATCAGCCCAAACTTGGCGCTCATTAGCAGGCGCTTTAAAACGCAAGCAGGTTTCACGGTAGCCGCAAACGTTTGT